CTTTTCCTTAGTTTTCAGGCACTTAGAAAAAAGTTGCTTAGTTGACGTTACGTCAACCTTGACTATCGTTTTGACCTATCATAGCTTTGGTACATCAGAAACGACGGGTTGCCCATCTCCCCTGATAGATGGCCCAGCATGGCAAGGCACCCCGACCTTGTCTAAGCCAACAGGGGACCGGCATTGCCTAGGTAGTGAATGCAGGTTGCTATACATAACGTCCTAGGGTTCGGGGTGACTGTAACAGGGTAAACTCGGATAGTGCAAACGGGTGTGCCACTAATCTTGCGAGGTTAGGTTCGAGCATAATTACAGCCTGAGATCAGGTGCTGTGCGGCTGTATCGTTTGTCAACATATCTAGGCGGGTTAAAAGCCCGTGACAATTGGAGCCAAAGGTTTTCCTTAGGCTTGCTGACCCCGAAAGATTGGGCCAACCCAATTTGCCTAGAGGCTAGGGGCCAGCTAAACCCTCGGGGTCATCCGGCGACGGGTGACCCTTCATGGTTTAACTGAGCAAGCGAAAGGAAAATGCTATGCAAACCTACAAGCCGGAACAGATTGACAGTGCCATTGTTGCCATTGCGAAAGATGCCGGGCGGCTGCAGGATAAAATCCATGCAGTTGCCGTCTCTATCGTTGCACATTGGATCGGCAAGCCGGATGAAGCTTCGAGGCGTGAGTGGGGGGCAACCAGGCTTTCAAGCCTCCAGGCTGCATCCCCTTATCATGCCCAAGCCTTTTCTAAATGGGTGGCCAAATATCTTGGGGATGTCCTTGTCTGGAACAAGGAAGAAAACATCTGGGTGGCCCATGCCAGCAACAAGATGAACAAAGAACAAGCCAAGGAAACCTTGACCGAGTGCAAGGAAGAGCCTTTCTATAAGCTCAAGCCTGCCCCTGCACCCAAGCCGTACAATGACCTTGAGGCTTTCCTGAAATTTGCGGAGCACCTTGAGGCCAAGAACAAAAAGGCGGCTGAATCTACAGACATCGAGGTGCATCCCGAGTTTGTGAACAAGGTTCGGGAACTTGTCAAGGTGGCCATGACCCTGCAAAATGCCTGATGCAGCCTTGCATAGCAGATTGACAATCATACAGGCTGGGCTAGTCTCGGCCTGTATTGTGGTTAATCTAAGGGGGAAAGGAAATGCCTAAGTTTACTGAGGAACAGATCAAATACCTTGAGGGGGTCATTGTCTTTACTGAGAATGGTAAGTCCATCAAGGAGATAAATGGCAACGTCTGGGGCGATGTCAAGGGCTATGTCGGGGGCAATGTCAAGGGCCATGTCTGGGGCAATGTCGAGGGCAATGTCGAGGGCAATGTCTGGGGCGATGTCTGGGGCAATGTCTGGGGCGATGTCTGGGGCGATGTCAAGGGCAATGTCTGGGGCGATGTCTGGGGCGATGTCAAGGGCCATGTCGAGGGCAATGTCAGGGGCAATGTCGAGGGCAATGTCGGGGGCTATGTCGGGGACAATGTCTGTGGCGATGTCAAGGGCAATGTCGGGGGCAATGTCAAGGGCCATGTCTGGGGCAATGTCGAGGGCAATGTCGAGGGCAATGTCGAGGGCGATGTCTGGGGCAATGTCTGGGGCGATGTCAAGGGCCATGTCGAGGGCAATGTCAGGGGCAATGTCGAGGGCAATGTCGGGGGCTATGTCGGGGACAATGTCTGTGGCGATGTCAAGGGCAATGTCTGGGGCAATGTCGAAGGCAGTGTCAGGGGCTATGTCGGGGGTACGGAAAAGTTAACCAAATGAAGTATTGCTATAAAGTAGGAGTTGCATTGTCTATGCTGTTCAACGTGGCGACGGGTGGGGAACTGTACCAAACTTTCTCTGCCCGAAACCACCAATGGAAACGAGAAGGCCGGTGGAATATCTGTCCTGTAATTGATGCCTTGACAAGCAAGGATCATTGCAAGAGAAGTTGGGCCTACTGGTATGTAAGAAAGGTGAAGCTATGACGAATGAAGTACACATCAGCAAGATGACTGGTAAACTGGAAGGCTTTCGAGCCATCTCCACAAACACAACAACCAACCCGTACTGCATCAAACAGAATGCTAGTGGCAAGGCAGATAATATCTGCACCCATTGCTACAGCCACACCATGCTGAACACCTACCGCAAGAACATGCAGGCTTCACTGCAAAGGAACAGTGACCTGCTTTCTCGCAAGACGTTAGAGGATTGGCAGGTGCCTCGTGTCCTTGATGCTTTCTTTAGGTTCGATGCACATGGTGAACTGATTAACGAGAACCATCTGCACAATCTTGTCTTGATTGCCGAGGCCAATCCACACTGCACCTTTGCCTTGTGGTCGAAACGGGTGGACCTGGTTCGTAAGTACTTCAAGCAGTACCTGAAGCCGACTAACCTTATTCTGATCTACAGCAACAGCCGTATCGGTAAGGTGCTTGCTCAACCGCCACACCCCTTTGACAAGACGTTTAACAACGTGCCAGAGGACCAGGACGTAGAGCTACAGAACTGTACTGGTCAGAAGTGTAAGGACTGTCTGTTGTGCTACCGCATGGATACAACAGACACCATCGTAGAGAAAGTGAAGAGGTACTAACTTTAAACGGATGGAGGATGAATGATGGCTTTGACACATGGCGACCGCATGTCATGGTTTGACACTGTATGGTATGCTCTGGCGGCATACCGTGAGACGTGCATCCCTGAGGGTGATGCTGAATATGATGCTGAATGGGATGAAATCTGCACAGCTATGGCTTGGATAGAGGAGGAACTGTGATGACTATACGTATCATTGGAACGTATGAACTACGGGAGTTGGCTGATGATCTGGTTAACTACACAATGACAAATGCTGGTGAATTAGAGGATTACATCGTGTTCCTCTGGCAGGAACTGGAACGCCTAGACCCTGAGAGGTGGCAGGCTGTATTCCGTGTAGAGTATGCTGATCTGGTAGAGAGGATGGGGGACGCATGATGAAAAAGTTCAAGCAATGGACACACGAAATGGTTCGTGAATACTATGACCACAAGTGGGACTTGACGCTGCAAGAACTGTCGGCACTGTCTGGTTACACGAAGGCTGAACTGAAAAAAATTCTGATGGAGAACTAAGATGCTTATTGAACGTAAGAGTATGTTCACTGGAAAGATCAACGTCATGGACTTGGATGTGACGTATGACGAACTGGAACGGTGGATGGATGGTGAGTTGATCCAAAAAGTCTTTCCGCACCTGACAACAGATGAACGTGAGTTCTTGATGACTGGCACCACCCCAGAGGAGTGGGAAAAGTTTAACAAAGACGACTACAACGAAGCAGAAGGAGACTTTTGATATGTTCGCAATCATCGCAACCAAAGAACTGAACGATGGAACCAACGGGTTCCGCTACAATTTCCTTGGCAAGAAGGGCATCGTCCGCAAGCGCAAGGCACTGAACCGTGGCTGGAAAATCCAGGACGGTAAGTCTATGAAGGCTGTCCACATGGGTAAGGTAACCGTCTACATCGAAGTGGAACGCAACCGTTATTCCACCCGCCAGCTTCGTCACTTTGCTGGGTAACCGATGCTTATTGAACGTGAGAGTATGCTCACTGGAAAGGTCAACGTCATGGAAATGAATGAACTGAAAGACATCCTTGCAGAAGCCGAGGAAAAGGCAGACAACGCAGGAAGGTATTACTTCTACGAACAACTTGGTGGTGTTGACAGGTATGCCTGTGGCTTTGCATGGGTAAACATATACTCCTACAAAGGAGAAAACATAAAGGGTAACACAAAGCTAGGCAGGCTTTTGAAAAAGGCCGGTGTCTATCAGGATTATCAACGTATCTTTCAAGTGTGGATGCCTGGTCGCCAGCCTGTGCAGAACATAGACTGCCACTACGCATCTGCCAAGGCTTATGCCGATGTCTTGACAGACTATGGGTTCGTGGCTTATGCTAACAGCAGACTTGACTAGGAGGTCATCATGGTATTTAGTAGGGATGGAATAACTTGGTGGTATCAACTACCCGTCAAAGAATACGTCTACGGTGGTCCTGTTTATGGACCTTTCGAAAGCAAGCACGAGGCAGCACGGGACATGTTCAACAGGTGGGATGAGGAGAAAGGAAATGACTAAGTTTACTGAGAAACAGCTCAAGTATCTTGAAGAGGTCATCGTCTTTACTGAGGATGGTTCCATCAAGGATGTCAAGGGCAGTGTTAAGGGCAATGTCTGGGGCGATGTCGTGGGCAATGTCGTGGGCAATGTCTGGGGCCATGTCTGGGGCGATGTCGTGGGCGATGTCCGTGGCGGTGTTAAGGGCAGTGTCTGGGGCGATGTCGTGGGCAATGTCTGGGGCAATGTCGAGGGCGAAATGAAGGATTAAACATCATGTCACCATCATTCAACAATATGGCAATGTCTTTCGTTGCCGAGAAAATAAATGTAGACATCTACGAAGATGGTACAACCTACATAAACGATGGTAGGTGTAGGGTTCAGGTAGATGGGAATGGGATGAGCAAACTTGTACATGCTTGGCAGGCAGTGCAACAAGATCAAGGAGAAAGCAAATGACTAAATTTACTGAGGAACAGATCAAGTACCTTGAAAAGGTCATCGTCTTTACTGAGAACGGTACGTCTGTCAAGGATTTCAAGGGCAATGTCTGGGGTGATGTCGAGGGCAGTGTCTTGGGCGATGTCTGGGGCGATGTCTGGGGCGATGTCAAGGGCTATGTCGGGGGCCATGTCAGGGGCGATGTCAAACATACCTGTCAACGGGGGTAAAGCAAATGAATAGGAACCCAAGGATATGCGGTATGGAAGATGCCCGCAAGGGTCGTAACCCACGGCCATACTATCTGAAGGACGGTGAAGAAGTATGTGTGGATAACATGACCAACCACGAAGTTCAGCAATACTATGACGGCTATGAGTACGAGGAGATACAATATGCCGGTGGTTTCAGAAGAGTGTCCAAGTACTAAAAATAGTTCTTGACAACTGAAAAAACTGCTGTATACTCTCATCAACACCCCTGAGGGATATAACTATGAATACTAAAGAAAGAACAGACAAGTTACCTTGTCCGTTTATTGACTGTGGTAGTAGTGATGCCTTCTCTTGGTATCATTCTCAAGACAAGGGCCACTGCTACTCCTGTGGAAAAGACTACCCATTCCACTCAAGACAATCTTCTGTTGACTCCTCTCTGAAGCAGGAGTATGACAGCTACATCACAAACCCAGACAGGAATATGACAATGGAAAAACCAAGGGCTGTTGTTCAGCCTATGCTTACCCCTATCCACAGAGAGCACAGGGGTATCAAGAAAGAAACGATGGAGAAGTACGGGGTCAAGACTTATGTCAACCTCATCAACAACGAAGAAGTGAAACAGGAATATCCGTACCCTCATGGCACCAAGACTAGGGTGCTACCCAAGTCTTTCACTACTTCCCTTGGCTTTGGTTCTGACGAACTGTTTGGTATGGACAAGTTCAACTCTGGTTCAGCCAAGGCTATCACTATCTGCGAGGGTGAGCTTGATGCTATGTCTGCCTTCCAGATGCTAGGCAGCAAGTACCCTGTTGTTTCTTTGCCGTCTGCTACACCTAGCAAGAAGCTTATTGAGAAGTGCAGAGACTACCTCTCATCCTTTGAAAAGATATACTGTTCGTTTGACAGTGACGGTAAGTCAGACCACATTGCTGAGAAGCTGGCAGGTATCTTTCCAGGCAGAGTGTGCAAGGTACCACACACCAAGTACAAGGACGCCAATGAGTTCCTGACTGCTGGTGCTGAAGCAGAATACAGGAATAGCTGGTGGTCTGCACAACTGGTGAAGCCGGATAACATCCTGTGTACAGAAGCAGACTTCATATCTCTGTTCAACGACTCACCCGACTATGAGTACTTCAAGACCAATGTTCCAGGCCTTGACGACAAGATCATGGGCATCCACAAAGGAGCCTTCACTGTTGTCCTTGCTGAGACTGGCATTGGTAAGACAGAGTTCTTCCGTTTCCTTGAGCATCAGGCCATTACCCACACAGACTATTCGATTGCCTTCTGTCATGGTGAGGAGTCACAACTCCGAGGTATCCTTGGTCTGTTCTCCTACCATGAGGGCAAGAACCTCACCCGCAAGGACAAGGTGGAAGAGCTACAGTACCAAGAGAAGTATACCGAGTTTGTCAAGAAGCTGGTGTCCAAAGAAAATGTGTACCAGTTTCTTATCCGAGTTGGTTCTTCTGTCGAAGACATTGTAGACCAAGTACGGTTCCTTGCCGTAGCTATGGGTGTAGACTACATCTTCCTTGAACCTATCCAAGATTTTGTGTCGGCTCGTAGCACCAGTGAGAAAGAAAGTCTCTTGACTGAACTTACGACGCAGCTTAAACGATTGGCTGTGGAACTGAACGTAGGTATAGTAGTGATTGCACACTCAAACAAGGAAGGTGAAGCCAAGTACTGTGCATCCATCATTCAAGGTGCTGCATTCGAGATCGTTCTTAAACGTAACCCTGATGCTTCTGATGAGACACTGGCTAACACTACCTTCGTTTATGTAGGCAGGAAGAACAGAACTGGTGGTGGCTCTGGCTATGCAGGTTCCCTGTACTTTGACTTTGATAAGTTCACCTTGGAACCTACATCACTTGATGACCCAGAGGAACTATGAGTACCATCATACTTGACATCGAAACTGAATCCCTCACCCCATCTAACATCTGGTGTATATGTACACTGGATATAGAGACAGGAGAGGAACAGACTTACCTTAACCCAACCTCTATCCCAGAAGAAAAGGAACGCTTCAATGGAACTTGTACTGACAGTCATCGTTATGTTCTTCATAACGGAATCGGTTTCGATGTACCAGTCTTACGAAAGCTTTGTGGATGGTCTGTTAGAAACGACAGGATAACAGACACTTTGGTTGTATCCAGGCTCAAGGACTACGGCATTGAAGACGGCCATAGCCTTGCAGCTTGGGGCCAAAGACTCGGGTTCCCTAAGACCTACTTCAAGAAGTTTGACACCTTGTCCCAAGAGATGATCGACTATTGTAAGCAGGATGTAAGGGTGACACATAGGCTGTACACCAAGCTGTTACCGTTCATCAACGACAAGACACAGGCCACCGCCTTACAGGTAGAACATGACATTCAATGGCTGTGTGAAGAGATGACAGACAACGGCTTCTACTTCAACAAGACAGAGGCAGAGACTATCCTTGCCGAGATTACTGAACGGAAGAATATACTGGAGACTGGATTCCAGAAGGACTTCCCTCCAAAGCTGGAGCCTGTTCACTCTGTTACCTACCGGACTACCAAGGACGGCAAAGAGTTTGCCTCTGTCACCAAGGCCAAAGAGAAGTATATGATCCACACTGTGAAGGACGGTATGCTTCTGTGCTTTGACTATGTACCCTTCAATCCCGGCTCACCACAGCAACGTATAGACAGGTTGTGGGAGGCAGGCTGGCAACCAACAGACAAGACCAAAGGATACTTGGACTATGAAAGAGAACAGCAACGGTACTAAAAAGGGTATGCACTACCAAAGGTACGGCTGGAAATGTAATGAGGTTAACCTTTCCACAGTTCCTGACACAGCCCCTGCTGGTGCTCACAACATAGCTGAGTGGATGACACTGGAAGGTAGACGTTCTTCTCTTGTCGAATGGTTAGGCCACTGCGGTGACGACCACCGTATTCACGGAAGGTTCACACATATAGGTGCATGGACTGGACGTATGGCACACAGCAGCCCCAACCAAGCCAACATCCCTGCTTCTTTCCATGGTGAACCCAAGACTGCTGTAGAGGCTGTCAAGGCTAACTATGATGGCAGGATGAGAGCACTGTGGTGTGTACCTGATGGCCACTGGCTAGTCGGTACTGACGCCGAGGGTATTCAACTTCGTATCCTTGCCCATCTGATGAAGTCTGAGGAATATGTACATGCTATCGTATCCGGCAAGAAGGAAGACGAAACCGACATCCACAACGTCAACCGTCGAGCACTGGGTATGTCCCATGTTACCCGAGACATGGCTAAGACTTTTATCTATGCCTTCCTTCTTGGTGCTGGTAATGCCAAGGTAGGTGAGATACTCAAGGTCAATTCAACAGAAGCAGCACAGGCAGTAGAGAACTTCATGCAGTCTATCCCTGGCCTTGCTGACCTGAAAAAAAGGGTTATCCCGTCAGTAGCCAAGGCTGGCTGGTTCACTGGTCTTGATGGTCGTCGGGTACCAGTACCCTCAGAACACAAGACACTGGCTGGTATGTTACAGAATGGTGAAGCAACTGTAATGAAACATGCTGCCCTTGACTGGACAGCTAAGGCAAAGGGAATCAAGTTCAAGCTGGTGACTTGGCCCCATGATGAATGGCAAACAGAAGTAGAAGGAGATAAAGAAACAGCAGAAAAACTAGGTGCAATACAACGTCAATCAATTGTTGACACTGGAATCAAACTGCGTATAATGTGTCCTCTAGCTGGCTCCACCGACATCGGTACCAACTGGAATGAAACACACTGAAAAGGAAAAACGAAATGTCAAAGTTTAAGTCTGTCACTACTGTTGGTCCGGTCTCTTGGGCTAAGGTCATGCCTGGTCAGGAAGAAATGGGATACCTCGGAGCCTATGAGGCTTTCGATGGTGCCTTCACTATTGACCAAGAGTTGAGCAAGGAAGAGTTTGCCAAGCTCAAGGAGGCTGGTAGTCAGAAACGTCCTGTCCAGAAACACCTCATGGATGGACGTATCGTACTCAAATTCGTCCGCAAGAACCGGGTAACTAACGGCAAGGGTGAACTTGTCGAGGCTGCATCTGGTGCCCCAGAACTTGTAGATGCTGATGACAACCCTTGGTCTGGTGAGTTTATTGGTAACGGTTCTGTCTGTGCCCTCACCAATCTCCTCTCCTTTTTCAAGGCACCGGACGGTACCACAGGTTGCCGTACTACACTGACTAAGGTTCAGGTTCTTGAGCATATTGCTTTCGAGTCTGAGGCTGCGTAAGGAATGATGCTGTGGGCGGTACTAGGAAACCAAACCCTATGGCTAAGGGCTTGAGACAACCCAAGTATCGCCCACAGGTTATACCAAACAAAAAGAAAACCATACCAAGGAAACAAAAGAATGTCTCAGATCAAAGTAACCTATCTTGACCACATGGGGTCAGACTTGTCTGTCGTAAATGCAGCACGAGTTAGCTTTGGTAAGAAATCACATTGTGAAGAGATACGATGGGTAGAAATGGGTGATTGGTCGGGTGACATTCCTGTTGTTTCCCAGCGGGACGCAAATCTAATCAGTTACCTAGCCAACCACGGGCACATCAGCCCCTTCGGCCACTGCTTTGCTTCCTTCCACGTCAAGGCTCCTATCTTTGTGGCACGGCAGTTAGTGAAGCACAAGTTCCTGCGGTGGAATGAGATCAGTAGGCGTTACGTTGATGACCCACCAGAGTTCTACACTCCTGAGGTATGGAGAGGTAAATCTACAGACAAGAAGCAAGGGTCTGAGGGAACATGGCAACCTAACTACCAACAACTCGAAGATGCCATGTGGCACATAAAAGACCTTTACGACCAGATGATCTACGACGAGTGCTCACCAGAGCAAGCACGTATGGTCTTACCTCAGTCCACAATGACCGAGTGGTACTGGAGTGGTAGCCTTGATGCGTTTGCAGATATGTGCAGCTTGAGGCTTAAGCCCGATACCCAGTATGAGACCCGA